ATTTACAACTTTGTAATTTTCAACATCTGTAGGCCAATTTACTAAAAGTTCAAATTCAGTGGTTGCGTCTTGAATATCTGAAAAAGAATTATCACTTACTGCGCCGCAACGTAAAATTTCACCTTCTGAATTGTATATTACGTAGCTTTTCATGTTATCTTTCCAGTTTTAACACGTTTACGCGAAGGCCGTTTGCCTGTGCAGAATTTGCCGCAGTATTATTTGTTTTAAATCTAACGTCTAACGTTAATGTTCCAGTTGCGTTGGCAACGAATATACCTCCATAATGAATACCGCCGTGATAATTAGTCATATTTGGATAAATTAACGTCATTTGAGAAAAGGACGCACTATTTAAAAAAGTAACCATTTGAAGAAAATAGGTATTTGCTGTCCAACTAGCTAAATTAAAATTAGGCGTTTCTGTAGAAATATAAAATCTATCTCCTAAATTTGCAGAAATACTTTGGCTAAATATAGTAGCTCCCCACGTTCCGCTACTGCTTGCATAGCAACTAGAGGCCGCTGTAAAATATCTATCTGAAGACGAGACGGCACTAGCCGCAATTTGAGCGGTATCAACGCCTCCTGTTTTGACAATTAAGTTGCCGCCGCTTGTGTCAATTGTAGTGCCGTCAACGCTTAATCTGTCAGCGTTAATTGTTCCGGCTGTAATTACGTCTGCATCTAACGTCTTAATACTGGCCGATGTTATAAACGCATTATCCATGTAAACGCCGGCAGGGACGCTTACACCATCTACTGTGCGTGATGATGTATATACTTCAAACGGAGCCGTAGGCGTTGCCGCTCCGCTCGTGTCAACAATTTTAAAGGCGTCAGCCGTAACCGTAAAAACGCTCGTAGGTGTGGCATTGTTTGCCGTGCTAATCAGCCCAAAGCCAGACACATGGTTATTGTTGTTAATTTTTACGGCATACTTACCCTCGATGCCGTTTATGGAACTTGTATTTGTGGAAATGCTTGTTGTGTTCGTGCCGACAGTTGTGCTTAACGTAGTTACGCTAGACGATAACGCTGTGACTTCGCCGTCGAGCGTCGTCACATTAGTAGATAACGTAGACACCGCACTGGCGGTGGCAGCCAAACCGGTTGACGGGTCGTCTACAGCCGTTTGCAGCGTGCGTACCGTCTTCTGGTTTCCCGAATCATCTGTGAATATGAGGTCTCCGGCTCCAAGCTCAATGTTTTCGAGCTTTCGATGCGTTAAGGCGAACTCTTCCTCGATGATACTGTTACGTATGTTTTCGAGTTTGTAGTCATACTCCGGCCCTGCAACTGGGAGCTTTCTCATCTCTTGCTACCCTGCTTAACCTCTACCCTCATGTCGCCGACACGCCAATCGCTGTTTTTGGCTCCCGTTACCTTCATCTTAACCTGACGACCGGTAAACCTCACGTCTGTCTCTGCGGTCAGCGTAAACGGCCCGTGCGTGCTTTCGGAAGCATTTGGATACAGCCTACTGGTAAAAGTTGCCGTAACGTCACCCAGATTACGCTCATCCGGTATCAACCGGTTTACGACGGCCAAGTTATCGCCTCTACCAATTTCTATTGGCCCCGTCTCAGCAAATGGAGAGTTGCCATCGTAATCCCAACCAACCTCGTGGTCGTAAATGTAGCCGTCGTAAGATGCCATGATCGGAGCGCCGAATATTCCACCATCAGATCCTGCCGTGCGGTTTAAATCGCCAAATGTCCAAGTGTTATTTCGATAACTCCAAGAGACGTACTTATTGCACTCGTTGCTATCTCCACTTGGGTACAGCCACCAGACCTCGCCGTGCTTACCGTTATTAAATGCAGCTACCTTAGTTATCTGGCTTTCGTTTAAATTGCGGAAGACAAAGTCTGCGACGGGGCTATCTAATGGCCTCACTGCGCCATCGTAGATCCAGAAGCCGTCTCTGCCCATCCACACAGCTCCAACGTCAACCTGAGTTACGCAGGCCGTTGACGCCGATCCGCATCCAGTGCCAACCCGATCAAATCGATATACAAAGGGCTGCCCTATATAGGTCGCCAGATGTGCGTCGATGTCTGTCAGTATTAACGTGCCGCCTCGTATCTTTGTACCCGTAACAATCTTGCCATTAGTAGACAGTATCTGGTTGCCGGCTTGGTTTGTGGACGCAGCCGTCCACGTCGTGTTATTTTCTTGGTCGCACCAATCGATCCTGCGAGGATCGTTTTGAGCTCCAAGGGCAAATATAATACGCTCTTCCGTGACAATAACGCCGTCACATCCTACGGGCGCATTTGATATTACGGAAGCCGTGCCCGAAGTTAGATCCCACTCTAATAGTCGGCCGTCGTTTGACAGAACGCCTACGAGATACTCGCCCCAGTTATCTAAGCTCCAAACAGACGCAGGAGTTAGAAGCGTCGTAGATGCCTCAGATCTTGGCACTCCGTATGCCTCTTCGCCATAATTGCCAACGCCGTAGCCGACAGATCCAGTTTGGTCTGCCACCCCTGCGGTCAAATCTGTAGGAGTTATGTCGCTTAATGTTAGCCCTGCCTCAAGTGCGTATAATTTTTGGTGTGTTCCAACGGCAACCCAACGCGTTCCGTCGTTTTCTCGCCAAGTATGTATGGCTCTCGGTATGCCCGTAAGTTGGTTGGTAATACGTTTGCGCCACCCGTTAATCGGCTGCAAGACGCCATTATAAAAGCGGACAAGTGACATATCTCTCCACCGTCCGCCTGTTTCGTATTCTGTGCCATTGCGTACCGCGCCGGCCGGTATATCTAACTTAACGAGAGGCATTTACGCACCTATCCAAATACTACGACATTAACCATTGTTAAATCCACACCGGCCCTACTATCGTTTGTAGTATAAACGTTTACTTCAGTTGTAGAGCTTGGGTATCCACCGTGAAATCTTACTCCCCCGACCGAGTCGGCAGTCATAGCGTTAACCATCACAGCGTAATTAGTATCAGGCATGGCAGATGAAAGAGTTACAGTGTAATTTCCTGCGGCATTTCTTGTTACGCTTGCAACATTTTGGCTGCCTCGAACTGTAGCCCCACCGGCTGCTCCTTCAAAGTTTACCCACGCTCGAGCGCCGTAATAAGGAGCGGCGCCAGAAGTCTTGGTTATGCCGCTCGCGTCAACGTATGCCTTGATAGATTGCTGCGTCGCTAAAGACGTGGCGCTATCAGACGTCATGTCGTCTTCATCTTTAATGTCGGCGATAGTTACTGTGCCGTCAGTAAGGCTGCCAAATGAGACTGTGCCGGTCGTCGTGATGTTAGAAGATCCGTTGTCAATCGCCCCAAAGCCAGACGTAATGCTGCCGCTATTTAATGCGCCCACAGAAGTAAGGGTAACACCTCCGGTGACATACGTTCCTAAATCTGATAGCGCGACCTGCTTCATCGTACCGGCGTCATTTACAATAATTCTGTCTGCATCTACTAACGTCGTCGATACAGCCGCCGTGTCGCCATCAAGTAAGTTTAGCTCTGACAGTGTAATCGTTGCGCCGTCTAATATGTTTAATTCTGCGGCGGTACTTGTGACTGCTACGCCACCCACTTGCCACGATCCTGCCGTAAGGTTTGGCGCTATAGCCGTCGTCCCGTCAAGTAAGTTATCGATGGAATCGAAATTTGTATTTATTTTAGAGCCCCATGTGTCGGCACTGGCGCCAATCTCCGGCTTGGTTAAGCTGTACGTTGTAGTCGTTGTATCTGCCATGTCTAATTTCCTCTAGCTTCAGCCCATTATATAGGTTTTATCTAATCTCGTCTATAACTCACGCCTGCGTCCATGTTTCGGAGGTAACACTTACCTCCGTCCACGTCTCGCTTACGTCCGATACGTCAGACCACGTCTCAGCTACGTCGTCTACCTTTTCCCATTTTTTCGATAAAGCAGCAAACACAGATGATGTGGCTTCTACAATTACTGAGCTCGTAGTTGTTTGGTTTCCTGCAATAATTATTGAAGACGTAGAACTCATCAACGCGGCCGCCACACCCGTCTTATTTCCACCTATAAGAACGCTAGAAGTAGCTTCGGCTAGAGCCGCAGAAAGATTTAGCTTTGTGCCGCCTATAACGGTAGTCGCCAAAGACGTCGGCCCCACATAGTCACTGAGCCAGTAGTTTTCCACAACGTATCGGCTTCTGGTCGCGGCTGCGCCGTCAATTACATTATTGGCGCCAATAAGAATTACCGTATCTGCTTCGACAAGATTTCCGGAAGTTCTGACACGCACTGAGCCAATCTTAACCGTAGACTGACCGTCGGATCTAACGCTTCCCTGCCTTACGCGTGTGACGCCAGTAACTGTAGCTGACACTGGTTCTTGTACGAGGGCGCCGGCGACAACTCTGTTACCGCCGAATAGAGAAGTTGACGCGCCGACGGCTGCCGCTCCCGAGTTAACTACTTTTGTAACTCCCGTAATGCTAGTGCTTGTGCCGTCAGATTGAGCTGCGGCGAACTTGGCATCTCCGACCGCATACCCCTCTAGCCAGTATGTCTCGCCACCCGATGCGCTTGGTTCTGGCTGAACGTAATATGCGGTCATGTTTTTGCCTTATTCGTCGGTTTGCAACTCTTTTTTGAGCATGTCCATAAATGCGTTACGACCCACTCTAAGCTGATCTAAGTTAAACTCTGCGCTTCTTATCTTCTGATCCAGTGAACCTAAGTGATTAATGCAAGCCTTTGCTTCGTCGCTGAGTTGATCTTCTGTGTATTCTACATCGTCAATCGTAATGGTCTTTTTATCTTCAACCATGTTGATCTCCTTTCGTTAAGTTATGCAGCCCAAGGTGTTCCCGAGCCTGTGGTTGGATTTGCCATTGCGTCAATCTCGCTTGCAATAGCTGCTTCAATTGCATCCTTGTCTAACGCGCCTTGCGCCCAAGCAATGCAATTTGCCTCAGTTACGCTGTCGTATGCTATAAAGCCATCTGCGTTTGCATCTGGCTCATGGCCTGTTGTGCCGTAGCTGCTTGCTGAGTTGTCACCATCGACGCCAGTACAGCGCCAGTGGATCGTTGTGATGCCACCGTCACTAAGATTGCGCTCTACGGTGGGGATAGTCCAAGTGTATGTTACCATTTTATTTCTCCTTCAAAGGTATTTGACTTTTTACAGTTCATATCTGCTGGCAATATTTGTAAGTTCCAAGGTACATGTAAGCCAGAGATATTTTTACCTTGCAACGGAACTATATGATCAACATGATATTTTTGACCTGATATAGCTTTAATATCTGCCGCTAGCCAATACATCTCATCTATTTGATTGTTTTGAGTTTTACTTAACCAACTAGGTGTGCGGTTTATTTTAGCAGCTTCTCTTCTTTTCTGTTTTGCGGCATGTTTATCGCTATTAAGCAGCCTCCATCTTTTAGTATCTTCCCTGCGTTTTTCTCTATTACGCATGAGGTACTGCTGAATATAAGCCTCACGTCTTTCAGGGTATCTACTTAAATAAGCCAACTGATTACGATAGACCTTATCTGGATTATCTTTGGCCCATTGAGAATTGCGGTTTTGTAAGCACACAGTACACGTCCCATTGGATGTCTGACGTTCAGCTACATGACCATGCTTGCAAGGTTTACCAGTGTAGTATCTGGTTTTAGCCTCTGCTTTTGCTTTGGCACGTTCTTGTGGCTTAGGAGCCATAATGTTTCTCCTATATTGCTGCTATAATAAAGGCTAAGAGTTCGCTGTATCTTACGCCCATTCTAGTTCTTTCTTCGCCAGTTTCTTCGTCAGTCCAAGTGCTAGAGATAAACATTGCGTAATCCCCTGCATCCAATCCTTCAGCCGCAAATGCAGCTTGTAGGTCTTGTGCAATGATACCAAAGTGTGTTCTGGCTGCGTCACCCTTTTCAGCCACTTTGTCCTTCCAACGAAACTTACGCAGCAAACCTTTGGCAGCTACAGCGACACGTTGCTCTGCATCTGTTAGCTCTGCGATGTCTTGCTTTTCGTTGCGGTCAGAGGTTTGGATTGTGCCGTTGGTGGCGTAGATGTCGTCAAAGCGAACAGACCCTGCGCCCAAGTCCATTGCATTATCTCTATCTGCACCTGCGTTTGTACACGGAATAAGTCCGTCCACTCCATCATGGAAGCGAACAAATGTGTCTCCAGTTCCAATGTACATATCACTAGCAACAGTCCCAATACTCCCCACAGTGGAGCCGTCCTTACGGAACGATACAATGTCGCCA